ATGACCGATCCCATGACCATGCCGCTCGATGAGACCGTCCTTCTCGACCGGCCCGCTGGCATCACCGCAGTCACGCGCGGACGCGCTGACGTGTGGGTCTTCAGTCGTGCCGACCGACGCGTCGCGACCGTGCGGCACACACCCGACGACGAGTACCGCTGGCACGTCAGGCCCGCGAGCGCCTTCGTCGACGAGGACGACGCGCAGTTCGACGAGTGGGCCGAGGTGCTTCGCGTCATCGACGGGATGCCTCTGTCCGAGGTGTGATGTCGGCGGCCCCGACGACGATCGTCGGCATGGCCGAACACCGGTGGGCGCCGCCCGAGCACCAGGATGTCCCCGTGTACGCGGTCGAGTCGCTGCCCCTCAGCCAGATCGGCGAACCCGTCGAGCTTGACGAGCCGGAGCCGGTGTGGGTCGACCCTGCCGTCTTCGAGCACATCGGTCCGCTCCGCGTGAAGGCGTTCGCCGTCGCCCGGTCCGATGTCGCCGTCTACGTGCAGATCTCATGGCAGGGCCGCCTACAGCGCGCATGGGTTCGGCGCGACGTCGTCAGACGACGTGTGCTCGAGCAGCGCGACGGGAAGTCTCGGTAGGGCTCGAGAGCGGGCGGAGGCTTGGCCTGAGCTGGACCGTTGGAATACGATGTACGCATGCCAGTGCCGAAGCCTGCAGTGACCGCTGCCCCGCGAGTTCTCCTCCGCGACGTCGTCTACGCCAAGATGCTCGAGGCCATCGAGGACGGCACGCTCGAGCCCGGGGAGCGTCTGAACGACGACGACCTCACCGCCTGGCTCAGCGTGTCGCGCACCCCCGTGCGCGAGGCCATCGCCCGACTCGCGTCCGAGGGCCTCGTCGAGATGGCGGCGAACCGCTACACGCGAGTCGCCAGCCGATCCAGCGAGCGCTACGACGAAGCTGCCGCGCTCGTGGCAGCACTTCACCGTCACCTCCTCGAAGCGGCGCCCACGCTGCCCTCGTCGGCCCGGAAGGCGGCAGCGAAGCACGCCCGTCAGGCGGCAAGCGCTCTGAACAAGAGCGACCTCGCCGGCCTCCGCGAGCTGGCTGCTGCCTTCCAGGCCCTCGCTGCGGAGTTGCCGGGTACGCTCTTCGCCAGCACCCACCAGACGGCCAGCGCCCTCGCTCAGTTCAACGCCGCCGCGGACGACGTGGAGATCGACTGGGCCGCGCTCGCTGCCGAGGCGGAGACGCTCGCGCAGCTCTGACGTCGACCACGGTGTCGGTGGGTCGTGGCTACGGTGCGTCGGTGGCAGTGCGCAGACGGGACCGGTGGCGGCTCGTCGACGCGTACTCGCTCCCCGAGGCAGCGCGCGGCGGCCCGGAGGTCGACCTGCCCCGGCCGGACGACGTGCTCGCCTGGGTGCAGTTCCCGAACCGCATCCTCGAGGTCGAGGGGCGCGTGCTCGCGTACACGGAGCGCGCGGTGCTCGTCGAGTGGGGGCGCGGGCAGGGAGCCGACTGCGCGTGGGTCTGGCGCGACGCTGTCCGCCCGCGGACGAGGGGGAGCGGTGTCGGACCCACCGCCGTAGAGTGATGCTCACCATGAGCACCTCAGCCCGGACGCCGTTGACCTCGCACACTCGGGGCGCGCTCGTCGCGATCGCGGCAGCCATCATCGTCGTCGTCGTCGCCTGCATCCTCCTCGGCGTCGGAGCGAACGCGCAGCAGGCCGCCGAGGACGCAGCGACGTCGGCCGCCTACCGCAACGTCCTCTCCGGCGGGAGTCTCGCTGACTCCGCCGCCATGATGCAGGGACCCGGCATGCAGCCCGCCACCGTGGCCGCGCTCGTCGCGTTCGGCATCGCCGCCGTGCTCCTCATCGCGAGCGCGATCATCTACGCGCTTCGGCCTCGTCCGACCGAGGCGGTCTAACCGTGGGCGTCCGCGTGAGCATCCCCCTGCCGGGCCCGTTCTCCGTCTCGACCAGCAGCCGGCCTGGCCGCCGCACAGTCTGGCACCACCCCGGATGCCTGACCGCGCACCCCACCCAGCAGTCCGCCGACGAGCACCACGCCCGACTCGCCGTGCGCACCCCCACGCAGGTCCGCCGAGCGAACATCGGCGGCCTCATCGTCGGCTGGACCCTCGCCGCCGCCGTCGGTGGAAGCCTGCTCGCCCTGCTCGTGCACTTCGTCGTGGCGATCTAGCGGCATGGATTTCTCCTGGTGGGAGCTCCTCAAGTTCGCCATCCCGACCACCGTCGCGCTCGGTGCCGCGACCTTCACGGGGCTGACCTACCGCCACAACACCCGCTACCGGCCCGACTGGACGCCTGAGGTGCAGGACGACCACGTGCTCCTCTACAACCGCACCGGCGAAGACGCAACGGACGTGCAGGTGCTGAGGAGCGATCGACGCATGACTGGTGAGTACATCGCCTCCGCGCTAGTCGAGCCTGACAAGTCGGTGCGAGTGAACATAACGCGAGAGGAGTGGGACGCGGGCGTCAACCGGCATCCGCTCCAGGACATCGCGGAGCACCTGATCACGTGGCGTCGGCCCTCGACTCAGCAGGTCTACCAGAAGCTCTTCGCCCGGCCTGACCCTAGGACTGTCCGCGCACGATTCCGGTCTGCCTGGAAGGTCGGTCGCGGGGAGTTCCGACGTCGCTCGGCAAGAGGAAGACGAGTCTGACTTACGACGAAACGGCCCCGGCCACGCTCGGTGAGAGCGCGGCCGGGGCCGTCGTCATGGTGCTGGTGTCGCTCCCGCTGGCATGCACTGCGCGGGCACGTCCTGGGCGCTGCCGTCGGTCAGGGTGAACCTGAACGCGGTAGCTCCGTCGTCGGTCGTCGTGCACGACACGGACGCGACGCCGGTGCCGGCCGGCCCGGTAGCGCCGGGCTCGCCTTGGGGGCCAGTCGCGCCCGGCGCGCCGTCGGCTCCCGGAGAGCCGGGCTGCCCGTCGACGCCGTTCGCGCCGGCCGCGCCGGTCGTGCCCGGAGCGCCGGGGCTGCCGGCCGCCCCTGAGTCGCCGACGCACTGGCCGGCGTTCTCGGTGTCGCCGTCGGTGTAGGTGACCGCCCAGCCCGTCGCCGTGCACAGGGCGAAGGCGATGCCGCGGCCGTCCGCGCCCCGGGGGCCGTCGCGACCGTCCCTGCCGGAGCTGCCGGTCGGCCCGGGCAGCGCGGAGGGTGCAACCGTGGTCGGCTGCACCCCTGACTGCTTCGCCTGCCCGTACAGCTTCGTGTACTCCGCGTACGCCGCGTCGAGCCGGTCCGCCTGCCGGCCGTTCTGCGCGACGAGCACCCCGATCCGGTCCCGCTGCACGCCGATCGTCTGCGCCTGCGAGACGTACAGCGCGACGAGCACGACGACGATCGCGACGACGGGGATGATGATGACGAGGTTCTGCGCGCGCAGCCACCGCGGGCCCCGGGTGAGCAGGTGCCTCATGCGCCACCACCCCGCAGCGTCGCCCACACCGCGACCGCGGCGGAGACGACGATGCCGGCGACCGACAGCCACGACCCGACCCGGAACTTCGCGGACTCCTTGATCTCCTGCACCGTGCGCTCGAGCGCGCGGAACGACTCCTTGGAGACGAACCCGTCGCGGAGCTCCCGGAGGTCGCCCTTGATGTCGTCCTTGAACGCCTGCAGGTTCCGGTTCACCTCACCGAGCGTGACGTCGTCTGGCCGATCGTCGGGCATGCTGACCCCTTCCTGGGGTGTCGTGATGGTCAGGGCGCCGAGGCGGGCGCGGGCTCGGAGCCGACGATCGCCGGGTCACCGTCGGACACCTTCGTCGGGTCCGGCAGCGCCGTGATCGACGGGACGCCCGGGTCGTCCGTCGAGCCGGCCTCGATGACCTTCGCGGCGTCGACGCGGATCTGCACGCCGACCTCCGTCGCGACTGCCTTGAGCGCGGCGGTGAGGAACAGGATCAGCGTCGCCGTGGTGAAGTGCCCGTCGGGGATCGTCGCGATCAGCGCGGACGCGACCGCGCCGACGATCGCGGCGCCGGTCTTCCACCGGCCCGCCCACCGGCCAGGGACGAGCGGCAGCCAGAACGCTGCGCCGGTCGTCGCGACGAGGATGACGAGCTGCAGGATGGTCTGCCAGCCGAGCAGGGCGATGCCGGTCGCGCGGGCGGCGTCGAGGACCCCGAGGATCGCGATGCCGAGCGGGAGCAGGGCGGTGGTGTAGCGCTGGAACATGGCAGGCCTCCTAGGCGTGCAGGGCCGCGCCGAACGCGGCCAGGTTGTCGGTGAGCGAGACGGTGTTGTCGTAGCCGCGCTTGCCGAGCCACCAGACGGCGGCCGGGAGCGCGGCACTGGTGAGGGCGATGAGCAGCACGCGGTTGAACGAGAGGTAGACGGTGCCGTCGCCGTGCGTGTCCTTGACGAGCTCGTACGTGTCCGGGCGGGCCGAGATGTCGATGCCGAACGCGGTGAGGCTGCGCACGACCTGTACCCTCGCCGCGTCCTCGCCGAACTGCTTCCCGACCCAGTACGCGACGTCCGCGAAGTCGGCCGCCGTCAGGGGGCGGCGCTCCATCCGGTCGCGGGACATCCACACGGTGCCGGACGTGTCCCCGTCCTGCTTGACGAGCTCGATGCTGGGCATGTCGTCCTCCTGGACGCTTGTGGCCGCCGGGCGGCCGGTGATGGTGTTCGTGATCGCCCCGGACGAGGCAGCCGGGCGCACGAGCGCCGCGGTGAGGGTGACGCGCTTCGTGACGCGGGCGGCGGACCACTCCTGGTGCCAGGGCTCCCCGAAGCCGGTGCCGGTGTTCGTCCACCCGTACTTCGCGGATACCCGGACCCACACCTCGTGGTTGCTCGAGGTGAAAGACGTGTCGACGCCGGACCACAGGTCGACCGCGCCGCCGTTCCCGTGCGGGCTCGTCGACGGCACCGCGGCCTTCGCGGCCCCGGCGTTCTTCGCCCACCGCATCCCGTTCCACCAGACGCCGCCAGAGGCGACGACGTGGTAGCGGGCGTTGAAGTAGTCGATCTGCGTCGCGAGCGACCGGTACCCCTCGGCGAGGACGAGCTTCTGCCCGGTCTCCTGCCGGAACTCGGCCGCCGCGGCGAGGAGGTACGGCAGCACCGCGACCGCGACGCGCTGCACCCCGATCGTGGTGACGTCCGCCGTGTTCGGGACGACGACGAGCTCGGCGTCCGTGAGCTGCCCGTTCGCCGACATCAGGCGTCCTTCCGGATGCGGATGGTGCCGGTCACGCTCGGGGTGCCGCCGCCCTGCTTGTAGAAAGAGAACGTCGGCGCGGTCGCCTGGGTGAGCATGAACGACCCCTTGGCGCACGCCGTGTCGCCGCCAGGCCCGTACTCCGTGCGGAACGCTTCGCTCTCACCGATGTCGAACTGCACGTAGCCGGTGCGGGCGTTGGTGGGCTGCGAGACGTTCATCTTGAGCGTCCACGAGATGTCGTAGACGCCCGGGGCCAGCGTGATCTGGTTGTTCGCGAGCGTCGCGAACCCGCCGCCGACGGTCTTCCCGCCGACCGCCGTGATCGTTCCCTGCGAGAACGGGCCACCATCGGGGACACCGCCCGCCAGGGTCGTGAACTGCGCAAACCGCATGTCCGGGTTGACCCACCCCGCGGAACCGCCGCCTGAGTCGGCGACGTACAGCCAGTTGGCGAGGGTGTCGGTCTCGTACCACTGCAGGCCAGGCCACTTCTCGTCGGCGGCCAGTGCCGAGCGCACGGCGGACGTGTCGACCTTGCGGTTGCCGACCAGGGCCGCGAAGTTCGCGATCTGGGAGAGGTCCGCGGCGTCGGCGGGGACGCCGACGTTGGAGTACTGCGGCTGGTGCTTGGGACCCCACGAGTCCTGTGCCATGACGGCTCCTTGCATGCGAAACGCCCGCGCGGCGGCGGGCGTGGAGGGAGGGGAACGGGGATGCGGTCAGTAGACCGAGGTGATGCGGAGGGCGCCGGACTGACCGTCCTGCGCGAGGCTGCGGAAGATGTTCAAGCCGCCGTGCGCGACGCCGACCCCGGCGGACCCGCCGCCGGCCTTGAGGACGTCGCCGAACCCGGCAGGGAGGGTCACCCAGCCGGGCGCGACGCCGATCGGCGAGAGGGCGCCGAGGGTCGGCGCCCCGCCGGGGTTCGACTGGTGCGGGTGCACGGCGAAGACGGGTGGGTTGCCGTAGATCTTGTCGGCGGAGACGTACACCTGCACCGCCTGGACGCGGGCGGTCGCAGGGATGGTGTCGCTGATCTTCGAGCCGTAGAACCAGCAGCCGAGGTCGGAGTCGTCGGCGCGGACCTGCGCGGTCCACCACCGGCCGTTGAACGAGCCGGCGTCCAGGGCGGTGAACACGTCGACGTGCGTCGACGTGCCGCCTCCGGGCGCCGGGGGCGGGTCCGCGGGCTTCGGAGACGTCGACATGACGGCCTCGGCGAACGGCCCCTCTCGCCAGCCGATGCGCATGACCTGCCCGGTGGACGGGGTGACCGCCTGGTTGTAGGGGCACACGACCGTGCCGTACGCGGTGTCGAGGGTGACGAGGGAGGAGGCGACCGAGCGCACGGTGCCCTTCCCGGGCTTCGCGCCGACGGGCCCCATCATGAACGGCGTGCCGTTGATGAACAGGACGTTGACGGACTCGTTGACCTCGGGCAGGTAGTCGGAGCCGAACTGCGCCGGCACACGGCCGCCGCCGACGTCGACGAAGCAGCCGGTCGCGGTCGCCGAGACGAACCGGCCGACGAACGCGGTGACCTTCGACTTCCCGCCGAGCGCCTTCTGCAGGTCATCGAGCTCGTCGATCATCGTCGCTTCACCTCCACGGTGGTCTCCTGGGTCGCCGCGGTGCCCCGGCGGATGCCGGTCACGCGTGCCGTGAACTGCTCACCGACCCGCTGCACGGCGAGGACGTCGCCGACCTCGCGCAGCGGATTCACGACCTCGGTGAGGGTGACCTCGACCGCGGCGAGCTGCGAGACGCGAGGCAGCCACTTCGCGACGTAGTTCTCGGCCTGCGCCTGCGTGGTGATGAACTGCGACGAGTAGAACGTCGGCCGGCGGCGGTACGGCGAGAGGGAGCCGTCGCGGTTCCGGGTGCGGAGCGGGCCGTCGGTGATCTCGCCGGAGGCGAGCACCGCGGAGCCCTGCGTGGAGTCATACGCGCGGACGACGACCTTGTTGTAGACCGAGTCGTTCGCCAGGCCCCGCGAGACGTCGACGAGCGTGCCGGTGTCGCCCCATCGGAGCGTGTCGACGGGTGCCGTCCACACGTTCGGTCGCATCGACACGGTCCCGTCGGCGGTGAGGCACGCGACCGCGTCGAGGGAGTAGTTCGCGATGTCGTAGACACCCTGCAGTCGGTCTTCCTGGTACGCGACCGTCGCGGGGATCGGCCCGTCCGCGATCGACCTCGTCACCTGCAGCCCGGTGAGCCGCTGCACCTCCGCCCACGCGGACGCGAGCGACGGCGGAGACCCGGGGGCGTCGAACCGGTCGACCTGCACGCCGTAGAACAGATCCTTGAGCGTGAGGTCGATGCGGTCCCCGCGGGACGCGGCGCCTCCGTTGAACAGGAACCGCGACGTCACCACCGAGGGCGTCTCGGCGATCATGTAGCGGCCCATCCGGACTCGCTCGGTGAACCCGGGCCCGGCGGAGACGACCATGTAGACCTCGACCTGCGCGCCGAACGGGGCGAGCAGGTCGCCGACGTCGGTCGGGGCGACCGAGTCGGCGAAGTCGCCCTGGTAGACGATCGTCGTCGTCCCGGTGGACTGCACGAGCTGGCCGCCGTCGTCGGTGAAGTCCGGGCGCGTGCAGGGGACGTCCTGCAGCACCCGGACTCCGTCGTAGAAGACGTCGATCAGCCAGCGACGGTCGAACGACCCGGTCAGGACGTCTCGGAGAGCGCTCGAACCGGGCCGCATGGGTCTCCCGTCGTCAGGGGCCGGCGAGACCGGCCTTCGTGTAGTCGGTGTCCCGCTGGATGCGGGACTGGTACGCGGCCGCACGTGCGGCGCGCGTGGGGTACGCGGCGTCGATGTCCTTCCGCCGGAGCGTCGGGATTACCAGGCCGGCGGACGGCGGCGCGACCTCGGAGCCGGGGAGGACGTACCGGATCGCCTTGTTCGCCCCGGAGGACTGCCGTTCGGGGGCGAGGCACGCCCAGAACAGCACCGGCGGCAGCGGGACGTTCGGCGGCGTCCGGATGCAGATGACGGCCGGGAAGTCCTGGCCGTACCCGCCCCACAGTGCGTCGAACGCGTCCGCCTGTGCCGGGCTGCCGACGGAGAGCACGAGCGTGCCGTGCACGCCGCTGCGCTGCCCGGAGATGATCCGGCCCACCGTCGCGCCCTCGGGCACGACGACCTCACCCGGCGAGGGCCGGGTCAGGCTGGCGGTCGACCCGACCCTGAGCCGGACCCGCATCGCGGACCCGGGGGAGAGCGGCTGCGACACCCACGTGAGCGCCTCGTTGACCGTGATCGGTGACGCGTCCGTGAAGCCGAGCGACTGCCCGGTCCCGTCGAACTGCTCCGCCTGGTAGGTCACCGGCACCCCGAACGGCACCTCCGCGTCGAGCGCCGACGCGCCGCCGACGGCGTACAGCCCGACGCCGCCGCGGACGCGCATCGTGCGCCCGCCCGCGGTCCGCGACAGCGTGACCGTCTGCGTGCCCGGCACCCCCTCGGGGACGAGCACGAGCACGCGGGGCCCGTTCACGTCGTCGTCGATGAGCGTGAGCTTCGGCGTGTTCAGCACCTTGTACGACGTCGACGCGTTCGCGGCGCCGTCCCAGAACCAGTGCGTCGGGTCCGTGTTCGGGTCGCCGTACGGGGGAACGGTCGCCGTTCCGTCGGTGATCTGCACGAGGAACAGCGCCGACGCCCACACGACGTCCGAGGACGTCGCGCCTGTGCCGGCCTCTCGTCGCACCTGCAGCCCCACCGACGCCGTACCCGCCGGAGCGACGCCTGACACACTGAACGACCCGATACCGGATGCGCTGAGGGTCTGCGTGGAGACTGCGGTGCCGAGAACCGATCCGATGGTCGAGCCGGTGCCGCTGTAGAACACGACGACCAACGACACAGAGCGTGCCGTTGACGCGGGGTTCGTGAGCGTCGCCCGCGCACCCCATGTCTGCCCGCTGGCACCTGCGGGGCGCTGGGTGAGCGCCAGGCGGGCAGTTGCCTGCGTGGTTGCGCCTGAGGTGACGGTATAGCGCCCGTTTGCGGCCGACATCGCGACGGACGTACTCGCCTCGTTTTCGAGGCTGGCCGTCCCTCCGAGGGCGTTCGGATTCGTGACGGTGTTCCGGATCGGCACGTCAGATGCCTCCTGCCTGTCGTCCGGCGCCGAGCGTGAGCTTGCGCTTCCGGCCGTTCTTCTCGATGTGGAGCTCGATCAGGTCGTCGAGCGTGGACAGGCCGGTCTTGTTGATGACGGTGACGGTGACCGGAGCCGCGTCGGACTTCTGCGTGATGGCCTGCATCGCCGCAGCGGGGTCCGAGTTGATCGCCTTCACGACCGACCGGGCGCCCGGGTAGGTCATCGCCTGCGCGGACGCGACCTCCTCGCCGATCGACAGCCACGTCGGGATGCTGTCGCTGAACGAGGACCCGGACGTGCCCCACACCGATCCGCCGGAGGTGCCGCCGGCCGCGAACCGCTGGGTCCGGATGCCGTCCACGCCCGCCGTACCGCCGTGCGCGTTGTACGCCGCCTTCGCGGCGCCCGGCGCCGCCCCTGAGTTGATGGCCTCCGTTACGAGCACGGTCCGCTGCGTGATCGTCAGGGTCTTCCCGCGCATCCCGTCGATCTGCGCCTGCAGGATCTGCAGTTGCCGGGACGCGTCCGCGATCGACGCCTGCATCTCGGTCCGCTTCGACGCCGGCACCGAGTCGATGTTCTGCTTGAGGTTCCGGAGCCGGGCCTCTGCCTCGTCGACGAGCGCCTGCGCCTTCGTGTCGTGCTTGTCGGGCACCGACGCGATCGCGTCCTTGATGTGCTGGATCCCGAAGTCGCCCTGCGACGTGTCGACCTCGAGCTGGGTGGGCTTCACCTTGAGGTTGTCGACGTCGTAGAGCTTGTCGATGTACGCCTGCACCTCGGGGGTGAGGGCGCCCTGCGCTCGGAGTGCGTCCTCGATGGCCGCCTTCGACTGCTTGTACGCGTCGACGCCGGCCTGGGTGGAGCCCGTGGCCTTCGCCTGGGCCTCGGCCATCTGCTGCGCGGCGGAGACCTGCTGCTGGATCGCCTGCTGGTTCGCGACCGCGGCGGCCGAGTTCCCCTCGATCGCCTTGCCGTTGTCCTTGAACGCGTCCTTGGCCTGGTTCACCGCGGACGCGACCCCGGTCTGGGCCTGCGCGACGGACAGTGCCCCGCCGTTGAGGAGGGTGAGCGCGTTCGACAGCAGGCCGGCGGCGTCGTTCTCCATCTGCATGGCCTCGGTCGCGGCCTTCGCCTGCGCGGTGTGGTCGCGCGCGCCGGCCGCGGCGTCGCGGTACGCCGTCGTCGTCATGCCGTACGCGGCGGCCTGCGACTTCGCCGCGTTCGCCGCGCCGGACGACGCCGAGTTCGCGTCGTCGAGCTGCTTCTTCTCCTTGGCGATCGAGTCGGTCGTGCCCTCGAGCTCGCCCTGCAGCTTCTTGAGCGCGTCGACGTGCTCGCCCGCGATGCGCGCGGCGGCCGACTGCCCGTTCGACCCCAGGCGGGCCGCGGCAGCCTGCGCCTCGTACTTCGCGATCTGCTTGTCGAGGACACCGTTGACGCGCTCCTGCGCGTCGCTGTTGCCCGTGACCGCCGAGGTGAGCTCGGTGAGGTTGAGGCCGTACTGCTTCGCGGTGCCGAGCACGCCGGCCTGCTGCAGGGACTGCGCGGCGAGCTTGGCGGTGTTCTGCCCGATCGCGTTGTTGTCCTGGATCAGCGCCGACGAGTAGTCCGCCGCGGCCTTCGTGTTCTGCTGCGTCGCCGACATCACGACGCCGGTGATCGCCGCGAGGGCGCCGAGCCCGCCGATGACGAGCCCGACCGGTCCGGTCGAGAACGTCAGCGCACGGCCGAGGAGCGTCGTGCTCGCCGCCGCGCCGGACGCAGCAGCGCCCTCCGCGGTGGTGGCTGCGGCGTTCGCCGACGCGGAGGCGGCGGCGCTCCACTGCCCCGCGCTGACACGCGCCCACGTCGCCGCGAGCGAGGTCGCCCCGGCGTCGACCCCGGCGAGGATCGCGTTGACGCCCTTCCAGAGCTGGAAGGCGAGGAACGCCCCTCCGGCACCGACGGCGATCGCCGGCAGCACCGGGCCGAGGTTCGACAAGCCGGTCAGCAGGTTGCCTACGCCCTCGACGAGGGTGAGGACGACGGGGCCCGCGGGCCGCATGGCGCCGAAGAAGTTGACGACGCCGCCGGTGAGCGACCCGAAGGCGCTGTTGAGCTGCGGTAGGTCGTGGCCGGCGTCGTTCACGAACCGGACGAACCCGTCCGTGCTGCCCGCCCACCGGCGGAACGCGGACGCCCCGGACTCGACGGTGTCCTCCACCGACACGAGCAGGGGCCGCATGACCAGCAGGCCCGTGACCGCCCCGCCGACGATGTCCGCACCCGCGCGGCCCGCCGAGGAGCCGAGCTCGCGGACGAGGCTGTTGAGCGCCGGCAGGTTCCCGGTCACCGACCGCTCGGCGCGACCGAAGTCGTCGAGCACGGCGACCGCGGCGGTGTTCGACAGGGAGTCGAGGTCGCCCTTGAGGTTGTCAAGGACCCCCGAGAACTGCTCGCCGACGGCGGTCCCGGACTTCACGGCCTGCACCGCGCCGAGGATGCCGAGCACCGCAGCGCCACCCATGCCGACGAGCGCGCCGCCGTAGGCCACGGCGGCGGAGGTCGCGGCGGGGAGGATCGCGACGGCCGCGCCGATGCCGGTCGCGACCCAGCCGGCGAGCGAGCCGACCTTCTCCTGGCTCGACGCGAGCGAGTTCGAGGCGCTGGCGTTCGCGCTCTGCGCGGCGGCCTCAGCGATCGCCGACGCGGTCGCTGCCTGCTGGGCGGCGTCGAGCTGCTCCTGCGACATGCCCGCCCGGCGCGCGGCGGCCGATGCGCGCTCGAGGGCCTCGTCCAGGGCGAGCTGTGCTCCGGCGAGCTGCAGGGCGGTGGCCTGGCCGGTGCCGCGGAGCGCGTCGAGGCGCATCTGCGCGATCGACGCGCGGCGCGCGGCCTGCTCGGCGGTGCGCTGCGCGGCGCTGAGGGCGGTCTCCCCGGCGGTGGCCTGCACGGCGGACTGCGCGGCGTCGTGCTGGGCATCGGCGACGGCCTCCTGCGCCACGGCGGAGGACGACGCGGCGTTGACCGCCTGGATGTACGCGGCGGCGAGGGCAGCCTGCGACGCGGTGGCCGCCTCGGCCGAGGACGCGACGTCGTCGAGGGCCTCCGCCTCCGTCTCCGCGGATGCCGCGGCGCTGCCCTGCGCGGCGGCGAGGGCGCCCTCGGCAGCAGCGGCAGCGGCAGCGGACTCGGCGACGTCGTCGAAGGCCTCAGCGACGTCGTGCTCGGCGGCCTCGATGGCGGCCGCAGCGGCGACAGCCTGCGCGCCGATCTGGGCCGCGCCGACGCCGCTGGTGTGCTGGTCGACGGTGACGTCGACCGTGACCGACTCGGCACCGATCGCCCGGGCGAACGCCGCGAACGCGAGGAGCTGCTCCTCGGCGTGCGCGGTGTCGGCGTCTACCGTGATCGTCGGGCTGATCGCGCCGAGCTCGCGGGCCTGCTCCTTGGCGTGGGCGATCTTCCGGTCCCAGTCGGAGTCGTCGAGGCGCAGGAACCCGGTGATCCCGCCGATCTCGGTGTCACTCATCGGCGGGCTCCTCGTCGTTCGTGGTGGTGAAGCGCGAGCCGAGCAGCGTCGCGGGGATCGACGTCACGCCGCGGGGCGTGACGAGGTGCTCCTCGAGGCCGAGCAGCCCGGACACGAGGTGGGCGAACTCGCGCCACGTGTGCGTGTGGAGGACCGTGGTGAGGCGGAGGCCGAGGTGGCGCTGCATGTCGAACGCGAGGAGGTCGAGGTGCGTGAGGATCGCGCCCCAGTCCGCCTTCGTCTTCGTCGCGGTGACCTCAGCGGGGACCTCGTACCACTCCCACGTGCCGGTCAGCTCGTCGTACTCGCCTCGTCCGTACTGGTCGATCGCATCGAGGCCCTCGCCAGCAGGCCGGCCTGCAGCAGGGCGCTCTGCGCTTTTGGGTCGGCGGCGTTCCAGACGACCTCGGCGATCTCTCGGCCGGCGAGGGCCTCCGCGAGCGCGGTCTGCGCGGCGTGGTCGATGACGCCCGGGTGCACCTTGTCGTCGCGCATCTCGAGGAGCGCGGTCCCGAGGAACGTGACGAGGTAGTCCTCGTCGTCGATGCGGTCCTCCGGCTGCAGCGTGCCCGCCTCGAGAGCCTCCATGTAGAGCCGGTACCGGAGCACGTCGCTGGCGGTGGCGGGCGGGATCTCGTAGTTCTTCTCCCGGATCGGGAGCACGAGCGGGTCGGCGAGCTCGTAGTAGTCGCGGAACGTCATGAGCTGGGGACTCCTTGCGTGAGGGGCGGGGACTGATGGGGAAGGCCGGGGCCGCCGCGTCCCCAGAGACGGCGGCCCCGGGGTCTCACGCGGCGCGCGTGTACGCGGCGGCGTTGCTCGTGCCGACCGGCGTGGTCACGGTGACCGGCGCCGCCCCGGCCGAGCCGGTCGGGAGGATCGCGGTGATGAGCTGGTCGGACACGACGGAGAACGACGTCGCGGCGGTCGCGCCGAACTTGACGGCGGACGCGTTGGTGAAGCCGGTGCCGCTGATCGCGACCGCGGTGCCGGACCCCTTGCCGCCGGGGCTGACGGCGGTGACGACCGGGTTGAGGGTCACCTGGTACGGGTTCGTGATGCCGATGTTCAGCGGCACGTCGGTGCCGGTGAGCGTCGCGGTGACCTGGTCGAGGTTCTTCACGCCGGTGTTCGAGCGCTTCCACGTCGGGATGACGACGCCGGAGTACGCCTCCGGGCCGCCGGTCTTGTCGAACATCCGGAAGCCGAGCCGGGCCGCGGAGTCGAACTGGCCGATGCAGGCGCGGATGAGCTCCTGGCCGGGGTCGAGGACGCCCGCGTTGACGCGGCGGTAGAAGCCTGCGTCGATCGAGTAGTCCTGCATCGTGACCTCGGACGACGCCCACCCGTTCGCGTCGTAGTCCGACGCGTCCTCGAGGTTCGGGTTGATGTTGTGGGCGAGGTCGTTGACGCCCTTGACCGGGATGAAGCCGGACTGCAGGGTGAGGTCGTTCGTCACCTGCAGTGCGAACTTGCGTGCGAGTGCGGTGGGCATGGGAGGTGCCTCCTGAGGCGGTGTGTGGGCATGCGGAAGTGCCCCCACGGGGGAGGGCTGGTCTGGGGACCTACCGGCTCAGAGCCGGTGACTGGTGGGCGGCCACTCGACGACGACGTCGTACTGGTCCGCGCGCTCCTTGCGGAGCTTCTCGTCCTGGCCCATCGGCACGCTGTTGCGGCGGAGGCACTGGACGATGAGGGCGTCCCCGGCGGCCTGCTGGGTGAGGCCGTGGAGGACGCCGAAGACGGCGTAGCCGAGGTCGTCGACGGAGGCGGGCTGGTTCGGCAGGCCCTTCATCGCGACCTGCAGGATGCCGTCGCCCTGCGTGATCTCCGGGTGCTGGTCGGTGTCGACCCAGTTGAGGATGATTTGCGGGTTGTCGACGGGGCGCTCGGTGCCGCGGAAGATCGGGACGTCGTCCGGACCGTAGGTGCCGGCGCCGGGGGACCAAACGCCGACGCCGGCCTCGTCGAGGAGCTCGGCGACGGCGGTGAGGAGCTGCGAGACGGGGGACGCGGGGATCGTCACAGGCGCTCCTCGAACACTCGGGCGCACGCGCGCAGGGCGGGGTCGCGGGCCTCGACGATGCCCGTGGTCAGGTAGAAGGACTGCCCGTGGGTGTGCTTCAGCGGCGCGCCGCGCATGCCCCATCGGTAGTAGACGCCGAACTCCTGGTACCGGGCGTACGGGCCGCCGTACCGGATGGTCGCCTCGTGACCGACCGCGGTGACGCTGGGGGAGCCGACGAGGTGGCCCATCTCGACGGGCACCTTCGGGGTGACGACCTGCCGGACGACCTCCATGCCGGCGGCGACCGCGGGGGTGACGGCGGCGGCCTTCCGGGCTTGCAGGCCGTCCCAGTCGAAGGAGTCCTCCCACTCGATCGACACGGAGGCTCCGATCAGGTGAGGGCGATCTGCACGTGGTCCGGGAGGTCGAGGCCGGCGGAGTCGTAGACGGTCGCGGCGAGGATGCGCGCGGGCCGCCCGCGGACGGTGACCTTCGACCCAGCGGTGAGCGTGCCGGCGTGCTCGAGCGGCGCGTACATGGGCGCTGCGACGACGAGCTGCTCGCCGGTCGCGGTCCGTGCGATCTTCGTGCCGCCGTCGATGAAGCACGGCACGTCGACGGGTGCCGCGTAGGCGACGCCGTTCCCGCCCTCGCCGAGGTACGTCTCGACGGTGATCGTGTGGACCCAGAACTCGTCGAGGTCGTCGGCGCTCATCCCTGGCTCCACGCGGTCGCGTCGAGCAGGTTGAGCTGCCGCAGTCGGGCGACCGCGGCGGGGACGAGCCCGGACACGGCGGCGGTGCGGGCAGCGGCGGCCTCGCCGGTGTCGGCGTAGGACATCCGGGCGGTGCCGATGCCCTTCGCGGTCTTCACGCCGGCCGTGACGACGCCGCCGGTGTCGGGGTCGATGTTGAGCTTCGACCAGGCGAGCGCCTGCAGGCAGGTCGCGTCGGCGAGGGCCTTCGCGATCGCGGGGTCAGTGGCTAGGCCGGTCGACGGGTCGGTGTCGTATCGGGCGCCGGAGGTGGCGTCGAGCACGAGCGGGGTGACGCCGTAGAGGAGCGCCCCGGCGTTGGCCGGGAGGCTCACCCCACGGGCCGTGCAGAACTGCGAGAACGCCTCGGAGGAGGCGAGCGTGTCCGGGATGGTGCTGCTGGTCATGCCCGCCTCCTCGAGGGGTCAGTCGTTCTTCTGCTGGGACCGCTTCTCAGCGATCGCGGCGCGGATCTCGTCGGCGGTGCCCTCGGCGGGCACGTCGAACAGTGCGGCGTCGGCCTTGAGCTGGTCGAGCTCGGCGGCCTCGCGCTCGGCGCGCTGCTCGTCGGTCTCGGTCGTCTCTGCCTTCACGCCGTAGCGCTCGATGAGGACGTCCTTCGTGAGCGCCTGCGCGTCGTCGATCGAGATCGGCTCGCCGCGGCGCTCCGACTCGGCGACGGCCCAGGTGGCCCAGACGTCCTTCGCGGCGCTGACCGCGGGGCGCTTGTCGGCCGGCTCGGTGCCGGCCGGGCGAGCGTGCTCGTCGTAGGGGCTGCCGTCGGCGTTGACCCGGCGGACGAGGCCCTTCTTGAGCTTGTCGGCGATCGTCTCGTGGAGGGGCAGCGACAGCTCGAAGATGCCGCCGCCCTCCCCGAGGATGTGCACGGTGTCCTCGGCCGCCATCAGATGCGGGTGTCCTGGAACGCCGTGACCGTGACGGCGGCCGTCGCGTCGACCGCGAGGGAGCCGTCGGCCTGCTGGAACCGTGCGGACTCGAACGGGCCGAGCCACGCGGTTGCGCCCGCGCCGACCGCGATGAACAGGTCGCCCTGCCCGGCCGCGAGGGCAGCGGTGCCGGAGCCAGCCTTGACCTTCACGGTCGCCGAGGAGCCGCCGCCGTTCGCGACGCGGAGGAGGACGCGCTCGAGGAACGCGCCCGCCACGACGACACCGTTCCCGTCGCCGACACCGGTCGCGGTGCCCGTCGGGTCGGTGATGGAGCCGTTCGCGACGAGCGCGGCGGCGGTGATGCTGGAACGTGCCATGAGGCTGCCCCTTCCTCGCTCAGTTGAGCGGGTCGATGGTGACGATGGCCGACGCGAGGCTGTCCGGGCGGACGTTCTTCGCGCCGTAGACGAGCAGGCCCTTGATGGCGTCCGAGAACGAGTCCTGCGGGCGGTACGCCTCGGTCTTGTTGATCTGCTCGGCGTAGGTGATCGCGCGGTCGTTGCCGGCGATCACGACGGACTGGCCCGTCGAGGCGTTCAGCACCGGCGCGTTGTTCGACATGATGATGTCGAAGCCCGCGGCGCGGCCGACCTGGCCGTTGCGGAGGCCGTCCTGCGTGCCCGACTCGTTCGCCTTGACGAAGCGGGGGTCGAGCAGGAGGAGGCCGTGCTGCTCCGGGGTGATCGCGACGGAGCGACCCTGGGTGGGGACGTTCGCCTTGTCGAGCCGGACCTTGAGGGCGACGAGCACCTTGTCGTAGAAGTCCGTCGGCTTCGAGATCGCGATGGTCAGCGGGGTGAGCTGGTTCGCGGCCTGGATCGACGTGTAGAACGACGCGAGGTACTGGTCGACGACGTCGCCGAAGGCGAACGCGGCCTCGTCCTTGAGCTGCGGCATGACGTCGCCCTTCGCCTGCCGCTTGTCGACGTCGTCGACCTCGAAGGCGAAGTACTTCTGCTGGTCGACGATCAGCGTGCGGGACGTGTCCGAGAGCTGCTCGGGGTCGATCTTCGTGACGTACGGCACGTACGTCCCGACGGTCGGGCGGCCGACCGAGGTGATGCGGACCGAGTCGCCAGCCTCGGCGATCTCGCCCTCGTAGTCCCGGTTGGTGAAGGCGCTGTAGACGAGGTTCTTGCGGAGCGCGACGAGGAGCAGGGCGCTCCAGATCGTCGGGCGGAAGTGGACGAATGCCACGGTGGGTCCCTTCGGGGTTAGCCGAGCAGGCTGTTGAGGCGGCCCTCGCGGTACGCCTTGTCGATCTGCTCGGGGGTCATCTGCGCGAGCTGCGCTTCGGTGATCGGCTGACCTTCGCCACTTCCAGTGCCGGTGTCTGCCGTGCTCGCACCGACCGCCCGGGTCGTCTTGAGCGAGGGGTCGGCGTCGACCGCGGCCTTGACAGCTGCGGCGATGCCGGTCGCATCGGTCGGGTCCAGCCCGGCGATGGAGTTCGTGAAGTCGAGGCGGTTGAGGAGCGCGTTCGCCTGCGCGGTGTCCGCGGCGGCCGTGAAGACGGCGAGGCGGCGCTCGGTGGCCTTCGCAGCGTCCTGGGCCTGCTGCACCGCGGCGGCGAGCTTCGCGGGGTCCTGCGCGTCGTCCTGCTTGAGGCCGGCGGCGATCGCGATCTTGTCGACGAGTTCCTGCTGCGCCTTCTCGGCGGCGGTCTTCGCGGCGGTCTCGCTGCCGGTGCGGTACCGGGCCGCGTCGTTCCGGGCATCGGTGATGACCTTCTGCGCCCAGGCGGGGAGCGACGCGACATCCTGCGCCTCGGCGCCCGCTCCGGTGCCGCTCTCGCCGCCCTGCCCGCCCTCGGAGCCGGTCCCGGCTCCCTCCGAGCCGCCGGCACCGGCGTCGCCTGCGCCGCCCTCGCCTTCCTCGTAGCGGATGCCCATGAGAGCGTGGCGGGTGCGGCCGATGACGGCAAGGCCGTCACGGTCGGCGATGACGGGGAGTGCGGTGCTGGGGACGATGCGGGTCACGGGAGCCTCCTGGGTTCCTCGGGGGTGGTGTCCGGCGCCTGGCCGGACGTGGGTAGGTCGGTGACGGGGCCGAGCGGCCACCGGTTCTCGGTCACGGGGCGGCGACCAGACGGTCGACGTTGACGCGGGTGCTGCAGCATCCGTCGAGGGACTGCAGGAACCGAGAGTGCGCGGACGTCGCGACGACGGTCCAGACGCGCTCCTGGTAGGTGACGGTGGACCCGATGCCGAGGATCACGTCGGCCTCCTAGCTGGTGAAGAGCGGGATCTGCGCGTACGCGTCGCGGAGGTGCGGCTGCTCGCGCCGCGAGTTGCGGGCGAGGTCGTCGCGGCTGTTGACGTGGTCCCGGAGCCGCTTCTGCGCCGCCCGGACCTTCGCCTTCGCGTCGGCCGCCCGGTCGCCGTCGAGCGCGTTCTCCTGCTGCCGCTTTGCCTTCCGCACCGCCAGCTCGAGGCGGCGCTGCTTCTGCACGGCCCGGTAGCGGGCCTCGTGCGCGGGCGTCCACTCCTGACGGGGCGGGAGCGTGGTGATGCCGGGGAATACGGCGGTGAGGTAGTGGCGGCAGTTCGGGTGGAACAGGCCTCGTGCGGCCGCCTCCGCGATCGTCGCGTCGACCCGCAGCTCCGGGGCGGGCACGGTCCCGTCGGTCAGCACAGCGCCCTGCCACGGCAGGCACAGCGGGCACGGGGAGCCGACGTCGGACACGGTGAAGTAGCGCACCCCGATCGCGTGCATCCGCTCGAGGTGGGAGGCGTTGAACGCGCGGGCCGCCGCGGTCCGGACCGCCATCTCCGTGTACGCCGACAGCGACCACTCGCGGCCGGACTTGTCGGTGAACCCGGTGATCCCGTTCGACGTGAAGTCCCGCCACGCGATCGCCTGCGCCTGCGCCGGGGTGAGTTCGACGTCGAGCACCTGCACGCGGGCGGCCTGCGGGGCGAGCATCTTGTAGATGTCGTTGTCGAGGCGGGTGATGCGGCGGCGCACGTCCTGCAGCTCGGAGACGAGCGACTCCCGGATCGCGGCCTCGGCGCGCACCGACGTCGGGACGCTGAGGTCGAAGTCCCGCGGCCGTCCCGCCGGCACGAGCGCCGAGCCCGGGGGCCGGCGAGGCGGGATGCCGCCGGGCGACCCCCTGGACGCGCCCGCCGGCAGTTCGCGGCCGAGGACCCGCCGGATGCGACCCTCGATCGCCTTCTGCGCCCCGCCGTCGGTGAGCTGCACGATGTCCGCCAGCACCTCCCGCTCGGCGGTCGCGGCGCCGTCGATCAGCTCCCCGTTGATGACCTCGTCGACGAGCGCCGGGGTGCGGGCGGCGAGCTGCTGGACGACCTGCCGCACGACGCGGCGGATGCCTGGCAGCGCCGACGCGAGCGACCCCGACCGGCGGAGGATCTCCGTGATCGTGTCGAGCAGGTGCGACTCGGCAGCGATATGGAGTGCGACGAGCGCCGCGACGGCCTCAGCGGTCGGTCGGCTCTGCGGCTCCTGGTTCGTCGCCACGGGCGGCCCCCTCGGTGTTCGCGTCGAAGCCGGCCATCGCCGGGTCGTTGAGGCCGCCGAGCGCGAACTCCTCGCGGATCTTCGCGGCCTCCTTCTGCACCTCGGTGTCCTGCCAGTCGGGGTGCAGGATCGCCACGCGCTCCTCGACGGACGCGGACTGGCCCTGGTACAGGGCGAGCGCGGTCTGCGCGAGGGCGAGCGGGTTGTCCTGCACACCGTCGGAGAACTCGATGGCGAGGTCCGTGACGTCGGTCGCGCCCGTCGCGAAGACGTGCGCGTCGACGAGGAGCAGCTTCTCGACGAACCGGAGCAGCGCGGGCTTCCACTCGCGGAGCTTCCGGCCGCGGGTCATCAGCGACCGCCGCTCCCGCGACTCGACCTCGGTCGCGGTGCGGCTGCCGGCGGAGTCGCCGGACGAGCCGGTGTCGAGGCCGAACGTCTGCGCCGAGTAGCCGGCGAGCTCGACGATCTGCTCGAGCAGAGCCCGTGCGGTCGCGAGGTACCCGGTCGGGTCGAACGTGGGCTGGACGACCTGCACCATGTCGGTGAGCCGTGCCTGATCCTTGCCGCCGAGCGCCTCGACGCCGACGTAGGTCTCCTGCGCGGTGTCGATCGCGTTGCCCTTGCCGACGCCCATCGACTTGGCGAGCGGCTTCGAGTACAGCACCCGGGCACGAGCGGCTCGGCGTGCGCGCATCAGGTCGGACATCGTCTCGACGAGCTCGTCCATGAGACGTTCGGTGCCGTCGAGGTCGGACCGCCCGAGGTTCCGGCCGACGGTGTCGGTGCGCCACAGCCGGTTCGGCGTCTGGTTCGGGACGTACGTGACCGCGAGGCCCGGGCTGCCCGTGGTGATCGTGCCGGGCAGGTTCAGGTCGACGTGCACGGCGAGGGGCGCGGTGACCTCGGAGTGGTCGAGGCCGACACTGATGCCGAGCGTGTCGGCCGTGCCCTGGTAGAGCCCGTGGAGGATGACGCCGACGCCGTTCGCGATCTCGTGCCGCTCGAGGTGGCGCCACACGTTGTCGCCCTCGGTCTTCACGACGGACCAGAACGTGACCGCCGTGAGGCGGCCGAACCGGAACTCGGGGTCGGCCTGGTCGGTGGCGCGGACCGTGGGGAACGCCTGCTGCGCGACCTTGTCGTCCCACGCCGCGACGAGGTACACGCCGCCGTGCGCTGCCGCCATCTCGGCGGCCTCCGCGATCGTGGTGTGGAAGTCATCGTCGAGGATCTCGTCGAGCCGCGCCTGCGTCTTCGCCGCCTTCACCGTGACCGTGAACGGGTCGGAGAACAGCAGGTCCGACGACGCCTGGCACATCTCCGCCGCGACGGGCATCGGGACCTTCGTGTTCCGGTCCTGCCCGGCGGTCGGCTCCCCGACGAACCAGCGCTTGACCGACCGGGCGACCTTCACGACCGCGCCGCCGGTCGCCTGCCGGGTCGCGTCGACGCCGCCGTACACGGCCGCGAGGCGGTCCAGGTCGCCCGTCCACCAGGCGTCCCACTCCTTGACCTTGCCGAGGACGTTCGAAAGGCGGGCCGGCGGCCATGCGGCCTTCGGGTCGCTGATCGGCAGCGGCATCCGAACCTCCTCGGGTCAGAACGATGGGGTGAGCGTGCGGAGCTCGGAGCGCCACTGGTGCTCGAGCGTGGTGACGATGTACCGGCCGGCGTCGAGGGAGTCGTCGGCGACCTTGATCGGCTCGTCGTGGCCGGCCTGCACCCGCTTCGGGTCCCACGAGTAGCCGGGTGCCTCGGTGATGAAACCCTGGCAGCGGTCGGAGACGCGGAGGTTGTCGTCGCCGAGGAGGGACGCGATGGTGCTGATCCCGTACTTGACGTCCTTGTCCGCGGCGTGCGTGTGCACGGGCGGCTCGCCGGGCCGGTCGCGGGACAGCTCCTCGCGGAACGACGCGCCGGCCTGGTCGGCGATCATCCACTCCGGCTTGAGGCCGTAGTCCTCGGGCATGTGCGCCTTCGGGAGCCACTGCTTCACGAGGCGCGCCTGCTCGGAGTCCGTGAACCGGTGCTGCGACTGGGCGGCGTCGATGCGGAGCTCGTCCATCAGGTACAGGCGGCGGTCGTAGCCGAGGCCGAGCGCGATCGCGGACGTCGCGTGGTTCGTGCCGTAGTCGATGCCGACGCCGAGGAACCGGCGGATCGGGGGCATGTCGTCGAAGCGGACGACGTGCCGGTCGGGGTCCCACATGTCGTAGACCGCGCCCTCGGCGGCGACCCACTCGCCGAGGATGAACCGGCGGAACCACAGGCCCGTGAACTCTCGGTGCTTCGCGGCGATGAACTCGGGGGTGAGCGACGGGTTGTCGGTCATCCGGAACTGGAAGTACCGCCAGTCGGGGAGCTCGGCGATGCGGTCGAGGAACTTCCGCTTGAGCCAGTGCGCTGGGTTGTCGGGGTTCGTGGTCCCGAACAGGCGGGCGCCCTTCACCGACATGCGGCCGAGCAGCTGGGTGAAGAACTCCTCGGGGATGACGGTGACCTCGTCGACGTACGCGCCGGCCACGGTCATGCCTCGGATGGTCTTCTCGGCCTTCACGTCGGACGCGCCGATGACGTGCACGCGGCGGCCGAGGATGTAGCCGGTCGGGGCGCCGGGCGTGTAGACGACCTGGTCAGCGAGGTCGCCGAACAGGGTGCGGTCCTGCAGCACGCCGAAGATGTTGCGGGCGATCGACTCCCGGGTCCGGCCGATCATCACGACCTCGCCGGTGGGCGGGGCGTCGGCGATGAAGATCATCCACGCGAACAGGGACACGAGCGTCTTGCCGGCACGGATCGACCCGTCCCAGATGTTGACCGAGGCGGTGCAGTCACGGATGCTGCGGAGCTGCTTCCCGGAAAACGGGGACCGGACGAACGAGTCGAGGGACACCTTCACCCCCGAGGATCGGTCAGAATGGCGGCATGGCCTCGACGACGTGCCCCTTCTGCCAGAGCTACTCGCACTTCACCCTCCGGTGGGGATCGCTCACGCGGTCCGGGGGGCGAGTGCAGTTCGCGGCGACTTGTGACCAGTGCTCCGAGCCGTCGACCGGTGACGCAACTCTCTTCCCTCCCAACGGCATCGAGGGTCAGGACATCACCTGGGTCAACCGCGCCCTCACGTCCGTCAGGGACGAAGACATCGACTGGTGGCCGCGGGTCGGCGTTAGCCCTGATGTATCCGACGTGCCAGAGTCGATCGCTCGCGCGGCGAGAGAGGCCTACTCGAGTCGGTCCGTGGGGAACCACATGGCCGCAGTGCTCATGGCGCGCACTGTCGTAGAGGCAACTGCGAAGGCGAAGGGCATCGATCGGGGCACTCTCGCCGTGAAGATCGACGCGATGCGTGACGCCGGCCTCATCCGACCGGCCATCGCCGAACTTGCACACGAGGTGCGCTTCGCGGGGAACGACATGGCACACGGTGACATCGACGTCCCCATCGACGACACCGATTCGGAGGAGATCCTCGCCCTGATGGCTGAAGTGCTCAGCGAGGTTTTCCAAGGGCCAGCGCGCGTCGCCAGGGTGAAGGCGAAGCGCCAGGCGAAGTAGCACCCGGCCCGGGCGTGACCCGAACACACCCGGACCGAGGCGTCTACTCGTCCCCGTCGGGGATGGCCTGCAGCGCCGCGCCGAGGTTCCGCAGCAGCGACTTCGCGTCGTCGGCCTTCTGGTCGCCGTCCTGCAGCTCGAGCTTCGCGGCAGCGGTCAGCGCGGTGCTGATCGTCGCGACGAGCGCCCGGTCGTGCTCGGGCGGGACGAAGTCGAGTGTCGTCGCGTGCTCCGCGCCGCCCTCACCACGGACGAGCGTCCGGAACGTCTCTGCCTCGAGCCGGTCGAGGTTCGCCTCCGCCCGGGTGTAGAGCCGCGCCACGATGTCCGCCCGTCGCTCCTTGAGCGTCCGGACCCGGGCAGCGACCGCGACCGCCGTCTGCGCGCGGGAGAAGTCCAGCCCGAGGGCCTTCGCGATCCGGGTGACCGTCGACGTGCCGAGACCGAGCTCCGACGCGATCGCGTTGCGCCCCATGCCGGACGCGTGCAGCTCGGCGACTCGTGCGCGTACGGCGGGGTCCTGGACTGGGCCAAGGGTCTGGGCCTCGTCGGTCATGGTTCTCGTCTCCGTGCGCCGCCTGGACGCTCATCGAAGGGTGGTCAGGCCTCGGGGTGCGCGTCTCCTCGGTAGTTCGCGAGGGTGCGGAGGCCCAGGGGGTTGCGGCTGCCGTGGTGGCGGTCGTTGGCGACGTCGGCGTGCTGGATCTGGAAGTCGATGGGGAGCCCCGTGAGGGACGCGAGGTACTCGCCGATCGCGATGCCGAGGAACGGGATGAGGTCGGGCGCGACGGAGTGGAGGGCGTCGTACCGCTCGGGGGCGAGCATGAGGCGGACGTCGACGTCTCGGTAGTCTCCGCGTCCCCCTGCGGACGGGGTGACGGCGGTGCCGACGAGGTAGGGCGTCGCGTCGAACGCTTCGGCGATCGGCTTGCAGGCCTCGTCGAGGAGGAACATCTGCCGGGGGCTGAACGCGCTCATGCTCTCCCTCAGCTCCGGTCTTCGATGACGTCGTCCATGACCAGGTCGAGTTCCGCGAGGGTCTCGGGGTGTAGGGGCGGGTCGGGTCTGCGGTTGCGCCGGGTGCGGTGCGCGGTGAGGTGCGGGTCGTCCGCGTCAGGCGGCCGGCTCATCCGTGGTGGCCTTGAGGACATCGGTGTCCGTGGCGGGCGGGTCGACGGGGGTCGGCTCGGGTGGTGCGGGGATGTACTCGCGGATGAGAGCGTTGAGCGCGTTGGTGTCGACGTTCGCGGTCGCGGTGGCGCGGATAGTGGTCTGGCCGCCCTGGTTCACGAACGCGATCGACAGGGTCGAGGCGTCGACTGCGTTCTGGTCCCACCCTGCGAGGGTGACGAGCGCGGCGTTGAAGTCGGCGCCGAGGTTGAGGCCGGCCATCGGGGCTACCGCTCGGGGCAGTCGTTCGCCTGGTGGTAGGCGAGCGCGGGTGCCGGGTCGGCGGTGGGCTCGGAGGCCCATCCGCAGCGGGGGCAGGTGGCGACGGTGTCGGGCACGGGTGTCTCCTCGTGGTCGGGGTCTCAGGGGTGGGCGCAGGTCGTCTCGGCCGGGAGAATCAGCGGCCGTACTGCGGCGGACCTTCGCGTGCATGGCGGGACACGCGTTGACGCCCTACCCCGGAGAGGGGTTCCCCGTGCTCGCGCCGCGTGCGGTGGTTCGCTGGCGGCGTCCGGAAGCCCGCTCGGTGAGCAAGGCGACGAGTGCAGCGGGGCTGGGCTGCGGTTGTCCGGTTGCGGCGTGTGCGGTAGCGGTGCGTGTCGGCGGGCACGGGGAAGATCGAGGGCGAGTGCGGAGGGGCGCCGAGGCGCGAGGCGCGCGCTCTGCGAGAGAGCACGATGTGTGGTTCCGCTGATCGACGCTCGCCGCGCCGCCGGTAGCCCGGATACACGAACGGCCCGGACAGATGTCCGGGCCGAGTCGTGGTGCATGCGAAGCATATCACCCTGGGGGTGCAGTTCGGGTGTACCCCGTTCGGGTGTCAGAGGTAATCGCGTGCGCGGCCGTGGCGGCGGCCGTTCTCCCGCTGCCAGTCGAGGAGGTCGCAGACGCGGACGTGCCGGGTCCCGCCGAGAAGCTCGGTCGGCATCCCGTCGGCCTGCCAGGCGAGCAGGGTGCGGCGGGAGCGGCCGACGAGCTTCTCGGCGTCGCGGAGGGTGACGAGCCGCTTCGGGTCGAGTCCGGTCACCGCGGCTCGTCGACCCAGCGGCTCGCCACCTTCGGCGTCGAGACCCTGGTCGTCACGGTCGTCCCGTCCGACGAGACCTCGCCGAGATCGGCGTGCCGGCCCTGCACGCGCCCCTCGTAGTGGGTGAGCGTCCTCGACGACACCCGCGTGTCCGCCGGGTTCCGTGCGGACTCAGCAGCGTAGGTCAAGCGGGTGCCGGCGTCTCGCCACAGGCTCTCGGTCGCGACGATCGTCGCTCGCTCGATCCAGGGCAGCTCGTCCCAGTTCGTGTCCGTCATGGGGGTCATCCTCTCTCGGTCGTGCTCGGCTAGCCACCGGTCGAACTCACGGCCGTGCTCGTCCGCCAGGATCGCGCCGTGCTGGCCGGCGTACACCGCGCGGACGTGCTCGGTCGACGGGGTGCACGGGTCAGCCACGGTCGCCCTCCTCCGGCCACTGGATGTAGCCGTCCACGCTGGCGTGCGGCCCGTCGTGGCCGAGCGGCTGCGTGCACGACGAGGTGACTGCCGGGAAGTGCGGGTGGCGCGCGCCGCACTCCGCCTCCTCGGCGGTCGGGGTCGGCCGCGAGAGCAGGGCGAGCACGGCGTCGGCCGCCCGGTAGTCCGCCGGGTACGGCTTGCCCGGCGTCGTGACTTTCGCTATCTCGACGTCGTAGACGTACCGGATCGCTTCTGCGATCTGCTCGCGCGTCGGCAGCGAGGCGGGCACGTGCTGGTCCTGCATGGCGGCGTGGAACGACGCGGCCCCTGCCTCGGTCAGGTGGAGCGGTTCCAGCGGGGTGACCGCGGGGGCGGGCGGCTGGGTCTGCTGGCGCTCGGCGGCGACGATGACCCGGCAGGCGGGGCACTCGTCGTCGCGGCTGTCCCAACCCTCGACGTGGTCCGGGCAGGGGCCGTCGAACAGGTGCATGGTCTTGCCGGTCGCGACGTCGATGAGGTTCTGCAGGGCGTTCATGCGGGTGCTCCTTCGATGCGGGGGACGGACGTGCCGACGGCGATCTGCCGTACGATGCGGGCGACCTTCCGGCCGGCGGTGCGCTGGTCGGGGGACTCGGTGCCGCGGACGTGGACGGTGCCGGCGGAGTCCGTGGACACGAGGACGTGGGAGCAGGACTCGCACCAGACGGTGACGTCACGGATCTCCGCGTCGGGGGACCAGTCGGCGGTGACGGCGTACTCGCCGCACTGCTCGCAGGGCCGCTTCCAGTGTGGCCGGTCGGGGCGGGCCTCGAGCGGGAACCGGGAGTAGACCAGCTCGACGGCGTGCGCGACGTCCCACAGGAACTCGGGGCCGCCGGGGTGCGCGGCGATCCGGTCCAGGTGGAGGAGCAGCCAGCCGGTGAGGTCCCGGGTGAGCTCGGCGGCGCCGGGCGGGGTGGTGGTCGACCGGAAGCCGAGCAGCACCCCGTCGGTGGTCCACTGCCCGGAGCGGAGCGCGACCTTGAGCGTCGTGATCGACAAGTCGCGGGCCCACCGGCGGACGTGTCCGACGAGGTCGACGTACAGGGCGTCGGCGTCGTCGAGCGCACCGACGTGCAGCGGAGCGGGCGGGGTGCGGGACGGAGCGCCCGGCTGTCCGTCACGGACCGCGCCGCCGGGGAGCCGGCGGATGCGGACGTACTCGACGAGCTCGGGGGCCTCGGCGAGGCGGCGACGTGCGCGCTCGACGAGCAGCGCGATCGCGAGCTCGTCGTCGACCTCGGGTGTGGTGGTGGTCACTGGGCTCTCCTGGTGTCGTGCTCCTCGCGGAGCTGTCGTGCGCGGGCGGCCCGCTGCTCGGCCGCGGTGAGGTAGCTCGGGGACTTCGGGTCGCCGAAGTCGTAGCCGCCCGTGTCGTTGCCCTGCGTGAGCGGCATCAGAACGGCGTCTCGTCGTCGAAGGACTGCTGCCCGGCCCACACGTCCTGCCCCTGGGCGCCGCCCGGCTGGCCCGCCTGGTCCGCGGGCCAGGCGTTGCCCTGGTACGCGTTGCCCGTGGCCGAGTGGTCGACCTGCTGCCCGTAGTGCGCCCCGGGCTGCTGGCCGCCGCCGGTCGCGGCGCCGTTCCCGCCGCGCGCCGCCCGGACGACCTGCGCGGTCGCGTAGCGGAGCGACGGGCCGATCTCGTCGACCTCGAGCTCGATGCTCGTGCGTTGCTGCCCGTCACGGTCCTGATAGCTCCGCTGCCGGAGCCGCCCCTGCGCGATGACGCGAGCGCCCTTCGTGAGGCTGCCGGCGATGTGCTCGGCGAACTCTCGCCATGCGGACGCGCGGAGGAACAGCGCATCGCCGTCGACCCACTCGTTCGTCTGTCGGTTCAGGGTTCGCGGGGTGCTCGCGATCGTGAAGTTCGCGACCGCGAGGCCGTTCTGCGTGTACCGCAGCTCCGGGTCGGCGGTGAGGTTGCCGACGACGGTGATGATCGTCTCGCCGGCCATCAGCGGGCCTCCTCGTTCGGGTCGGTGGCCTCGACGACGACGGGGTGCGCGATCGTCAGGTCCGCGGGGATCACGATGGTCGCCTCCGGGCGCAGGGGCACGAACGCGCTCGCGGGGATCTCGACGGTGACGGCGACCTCCAGGACACCGGCGCGCGGCTTCGGGGAGCGGCGCTGGGTGACGGCGACGACCTTCGCGCCGCGGACGCTGGCGGGGTTGTCGCGGTCGCCCGCGCCGAGGTAGCTCGGCCACTCGGGCTCGATCTGCAGGAAGGCGGTGGCCTTCACGGTCTTGTCGGTCATGCTGCTGTCCTTGCGTCTGCGGCCTCGGCCGCCTGTCTCTGCGAGTACGACCGGATGGCCGCCTCGATGTCGCTGTCGTCCGCCGCCGTGACGCCCTGGTCGAAGCCGCGGGCGCGGATCTCCCGGTCGGCGTCCGCGATCTGGCTGCGGACCGTGCGCCGCTCAACCTCGCCGCGCATCCGCGCCCAGAAGTCGCGACGGACGTAGTCGTGGGCGAACCGGACCTCGTGGTCCTGCCGAGACCACGGCCGCTCGGCGTCGAGGTCGCCGTGCACCCGCATCCGCTCCGCCTCCACGGCGGCCGGGTCGAGCTGCGCGACGAAGTTCGCCCACGCGTCGTCGCTCATCCGGGCACCTCCCGCCCGACCGTCCCCACCGTCAACGCTCGAGGCGTCTCGACGACGCCCGCCTCGATGGCCTCCGCCGCGATCGCGAACTCCATGCGTGCCGCAGCGAGCCGAGCAGCGACGTCGCGGGGGAGCGCCTGCCGGGCCGGCCACGATGCCTCGATGAAGCCGCGCGCCTTCGCCGACCGCACGTCCTCCTCGATCGCCGCCGGTGTCTGCCGGGTGTCGACCCGGATCTGCTCGAGCAGCACGCCGAGATCCAGGTACTCGCGGGGCGCGGGCTTCCGGAAGTGGTTGCGGACCGCGGTCCACGCGACATCGAAGTCGACGTCGCCGAGCTCCATCGTCCACACCTCAGCGGTGACGGCCGACAGCTTGCGGTTGTCGTAGCCGCCAGAGATGAGCGTGAGGAGGCGGCGCACTTCGGGCTCGATCATCGGGTGATCTCCTGTCTCGTGGGGGTCGAGGTGTCTGCGGCGGTCGCGAACGCGAGCAGCTCGGCGTCGCGGGTGTTGGTGCGCGGTGAGCTCTGGCGCCGTTCCTCGAGCTGGCGGTTCGCGGCGAGCCGGAGCCGGTCGTACTGCTTGCGGAAGGTCGGCATCGACAGGACGTTGCCCTGCCAGAACGAGTCGCCCTGCGTCCACCGCACGAGGCGCTTCGCGGCGTCGAGCTCGCGGCCATCGCGGTCGAGGAGCAGCCGGGCCGAGTCGCGCGACGCCTTCGTCACGGCGGGCCGCTTCGAGCCGTTCTCCTCGACGAGGTCCGCGAGCAGCTCGCAGAGCTCGGTGACGTCGGCGCGGTCCGCGACGTCTTCTCCTCCGGTAGGAGGAGAGGTCGGGTCGGGACGGGACGGGACGGGGGCAGGGTTACGAACCTCATCCGAACCGTCCTGTAACCCGGTTACGGACCCGGTTTCTTCTTGGTTCTGCTCCTGGTTACGACGCCGCCACTTCCGCAGCTTCTCGGCGTTCTTCTCCCGAGCGGCGACGACGTCCGCCTTCGTGGGCTGGAACTCGTCCCAGTTCACGAACGAGTAGCCCGTCGAGGTGCGCGACCAGAGGCCGGCGGTCACGAGAGCCTCGGCAACGCGTCGCGTACCGCCCAGCTCGACGATCATGTAGCTCGGCACGGCGCCGTCCTGCAGCTCCTTCGCGCTCCACGCGCCGCCCAGAGTCCACAGCCCGATCGCCGCGAGGCGGTCCCGGCGGGGGATGCCGAGCACCTTCCTCGAGGACGGCAGCCCGTCGTCGACCTTGAACCAAGGCATCAGCCGCCACCTCCTTCCATTCGTCTTCGCGCCTCGGCGGCGCTGATCTCGTGCACGCCGCCCTCGTCGTCGTAGAGGACCCATGCCTGTCGGAGCGTCCCGACGCCCGTGCGCACCCACCTGCGGGCCGGGAACGCCTCAGGCTCGGCCCATCCCGGGACGCCCCAGCCGTCGTGCGCGGCATCGGTGGGGTGGTCCGTTTTCCACAGGTGGCAGTCCGGGCAGAGCAGATGCAGGTTCGACGCCGCCGTCCGGCCGCCCTGCGAGCGGTTCTTCCGGTGGTCCCGCTGCGCGACGCCGCCGCGCCAGCACCGCTGGCACTGCTGCTCGTCGCGCTCGGTCACGATCGCGTACGCGCGCCGCGCATCCGTGGTGGTCGGCTGGTCGGCCTTCGGGCCGATCACGTTGGAGCTCCCGCTACGCTCAGCCGCATGCTGTCGCTCAAGCTGCTCGTCGGAGCGCTCATCCTCGCTTCGGTCGTGCTCACGCTGCTCGGGCTGTGGCGGGTGTATCGCTCCGCAACCCAGGACAAGCGCGACTTCGACGCTGCGCGGGCACCCGAGGATCCTGACCAGGTTTCGTACGGCCAGGCGAACTCGATTCTGCGCGCGCAGGCACGATCGTTGAGGAACGCGCCCACCATCGCGCTCCGTGACGCCGTAATCGTCGGTTCAGGTGTTATCACTGGTGCCGCGGCTGACGCGATCTCGCTCGTCTGGCTGTAGGAGCTCAAGCGGACCACGCAACCTTCCCGAACGCGTCCCAGCGGGCCTGCGACAGCTCGTTCTCGACGGGGTGGCCGACGTGGCGGGCGAGCATCGAGGCGAGAACGACGGCGTCCGCGGTGTTGTTGTTCGTCACGTCGGCCTGCGGGTACCGCTTCACGACCGAGGCCAGCACAACGTCCTTGTCCGCGCGGGTCTCCCCGGTCGCGTACTTCTTGACGTGCATCGGGTTGATCTCGTGCACGCGGTGGCCAGCGGCGACCAGACGGGTGAGTACGAGCCAACGGAGGCCGCCGAGATCCACGGCGCCCTGAGGCATGCCGTAGGCGGGCGACTCGACGACGACGTCCGCGCAGTCAGCGACCGCAGCGCAGATGGCGTCGGCGTGCTGCTCGAAGCGTTGGGCCTTCGTGGCGAGGGAGTCGGTCTTCTTGCCTGCGGAGCGGGCGCGGCTGACAATGATCCGGCCATCCGCGGTGATCGTCGCGATTCCGGTGTCGGTGAGGGAGAGGTCGAGTCCGCCGACGAGCGGGGCGACCGTGCGATCCTGGGGTTCCATGCTGTGTCTCTCGCAAGGGGGTGGAGTGTGGGTGGGGCGGTGGCCTGTGCAAGAGGCCACCGCCCCGGCTGAGCTACGGGCGGCCGGAGAAGACCGGCACGCTCGCGGGGATGCCGTCGTGCACCTGGGTCGTCTCGCCGTCCTTCGTGACGGTCTTGCCGTCGCGGATCTCGGAGACGATGTCGGCGAACGCGGCGTCGAGGATCTCCTGCGGGCGCTGCAGGACGATCCCGAGACCGAGCTGCGATCCGCGGAGCCGGTACCGGAACCGCGCGACGACGAGGTACACGGGGCCGCCGATGTACGGGCGGAGCAGCAGCTCGAGCTCCGTCGGGATCTCGATGTGCCCCTTCTGGCCGGCGCGGGCGGAGACGGTCTCCTTGTAGTTGAGCCGCACCTGCCCGGAGTCGAGCCGCTCGCCGCCCTCGAAGTCGACGGACGACTTCGCCTGGAACGACTGCGCGAGCTCGATGAGGACCGCGGTGTCCGGCTTCCGGACGTCGAGGGCCTGCTGCTCGATGAACTCGGCGAACTCGGTTTGCTCGAGGAGCTTCCCGTCGACCTTCGTCCACGCATCCCACGACTTCGTGTGCCGCAGCTCGAGGCGCGCGGTGTGCTTCTGCCACCCGCCCTGCGATGCGTCGTGAGAGTCGAGCACGGCGATGACGTTCGACGTCGGGGTGTCGGCGTAGACCTCGGTGTGCCCGTCGATGACATGCTTCTCGACGTACCGGACGAACGACTCGGCGTCGCCGACGACGCGAGCCGCGGTGATGTGCCGGGGGGAGTCGGCGTAGGCGTCGGTGTCGACCACGCGGGTCGACCCGTCGTGACCGGCCGTCCCGTAGACGACGCCCGGGGACAGAGCCTCCGCGCTGGCGGCCTGGCGGGCGAGGTCCGCGACGACGGCGGCCTCGGGGGTGTCGGTGTAGTTGGTCATGCGTCGAGCTCCTTGATCTCCCCAGTGGCGGGGTCGTGGGCGGGTGCATTGCGGATGTCGTCGTCGTCGAAGAGGGGCATCGACGACGGGTCGCGGCGGGACAGCGTGTGGTCGCGGTCGACGTACGTGATCGACCCCTGACGGTTCTTCTCGGGCCGCTTGACGGTGATCTTGTCGTTGACCTTGAGGGCGCTGACGGCGTCGTCGATCGGCTTGAGCTCGAGGGTGAGCGTGATCGTGCCGCCCTTCCCCGTCTCCTCGATCGCGGCGACGAGCTTCGTGAGCTCCTCGTGCAGTTCGAGGTCCGTCTTCGGTCTCGTCGACGCGAGGAACGCGGCGAAGCTCCCGGGCTTCTTCTGCGTCTCGTCCTTGGACATGGGTGTTCCCTTCCTGGGATGAACCGGCCGGGCGGCCGGTGGTCTGTGGGTCAGCGCGAGGCGCCGTAGGCCTGGCCGAGCACCTTGTTGATGTTCTGCAGGCCCATGAGGCGGGCAGCGAGGGCCTTCTGCAGCTCCTCGGCGGCGTGCAGGGTCTCCTTCTTGAGGTCGAAGTCGAGCCGGTGCGGCATGACCGCGAGGTCCGCCTCCGCGCGCTTCTCGGTCACGCTCATCGCCTTCGACCGGAGCAGCGCCTCGGCGCGCGCCTTGATGAGCGCTCGTTCGGCCTCGTACCGCTCGTGCCACATCTGCTTGATCGCAGGCACGGCCCGCTCGAGCCGTTCGCCGAGCTCGCGGATCATGAACTCGAGCTCGATCGGTGTGACGGGCTCGTAGGTGACGATCTCGCCGGTGTCCATCCGAGCGATGTCCTGCGTGCTCACGGCTGGCCTCCGTACCGGGCAGCGTCCGCCTCAGCCTGTTCGAACCAGGCGTCGTCGGAGAGCTCAGGCGAGGACACCGGCGCAGGCTCTCCCGTCGGCTGGGCGACGACGGGCTCAGGTTCGACCTCAGGAATGGGCTCGACGTCGGGCTCTGCCGGTTCCGCAGCCGGGGCGCCGAGCATGCCGTGGCGGGTCATCGCCGCGGTGCGCAGAGCGTCCGTGAGTTCGTCGCTGGCGCGAGCCTCGTCGAGCACCGCCTCGACCTGCTCGTGCGTCGTCGCGGCCGCGATTTCATCCGACCAGGCACGGGCCGGAGTCGCGGGCTCGGCGGGGCCTGCCTCGACCACGGCGCCCTCGCTGTCTACGGTCGCGCCGAGCTCCTCGGCCGTGTAGTGCAGGCCCATGAGGACGTCCTCGCCGCCAGCCGACGCGGCGTCGGACAGCGATCGCCACCGGCAGAGGCGCGCCGTGAACAGCTCCCACGGCAGCGGCTTGCCGTCCTTCGACCGTGCCCGGGGCCGCCACACGCCCTCGGCGTCCGGCGCGTACGAGTCGAGCAGGCCCGCGTCGACGGCGTCCTGCGGCGTCCACGTGTACTCGTAAGGGAACTCCGGGTCGTCCTTGCGGATCAGCGTCGTCGTGACGGCGAGGTCGCCGCCGCGGACGGAGCCGGTCTGCCGGATGCGGAGCGAGTGCCCCGCCTGCCGGAGCAGCGCCGACATGAGCGCAGGCTTGATCGTCGGGTGGCCCTCGATGACGTCTATGCCCTGCAGAGCGGCCATCGGGTGCACGCCGAGCATCAGGCCCGTCTCGACGACGAGCATGACCTTCCCGGGGGAGGGGCGCTGCTCCATCATGTTCGTGTCGGGGTTCCGGACGTTGTGCCAGAGGCCCTTCGGCAGCAGTTCGCCGGCCTGCGCGATCGTCTGCACGTAGTCGCGCTTCTCGGCGAGCGTCGCCCGGACGTACGTCGTGATCTCGGTGCTCATGCGGCTCTCCGTTCGTAGGTCAGCGCGACGCGGAGCCGCGCGAGGAGGTCAGTGGCGATGGGGACGATGAGGGCGAGCGCCTCGACGACCTTCGGGTGGTCGCGGGTGACGACGAGCCGGCGCGGGATGCCGTGCAGACCCTCGCGGAGGTCCCACTCGCCGTGCTCGTTCTTGACGAGCTCGACCCACAGGAACTCGATCTCGTCGGCCTCGGGGAGGACGCGGAACTGCCACGCGAGCTGCCGCCACTCCTCCCGCTCGGGGCCGTCCGTGATCCGGCCGAGGCGGGCCTTGCACTCGGCGAGGGTGAGCCGGCCGTCCGGGTTCACGCGGAGCCCGTCCGGGGTCGCCGCGTGGCCGGGCTCGTCGAGGGAGTGGATCAGCGCGCTGTTCTGCGGGATGCCCGCGTAGGCGAGCATCAGCGGCTCCCAGCGGTGCCCCTCCTCCGTGTAGGCGTTCCCAGTGAACGACTTCTCGGCGAGCTTCGACGCGAGGTACTTGTCGACGCTCGTCGGCTTCGCGAGCTTCTTCGCGTCGTACGCGCCGATCACCTGCCGGCGTGCGCCGAGCCACAGGTCGCGGTCGCGGCCGTCGACGATGATGCGGTCCTGCCAGGTCATCGGTGGGTGCTCCCTTCGTGCGAGCGGTCGAACATGGGGGCGAGGCACTGCACTAAAGCGGTGCATCCGAGCGCGCCGGTGACGGCGCCGAGGACGACGAGCGCGATCACGACAGATCCAGCCGTTCCGCGATGTCGGCGGCGAGCACGAGGTACTGCGTCCGGACCGCCTCGCTCGCGGCGCGGCGGGCCTGCCGCAGCTCGACCGGGGTGCCGATGCTCGTCGCGGGGATCTCCGGAGCACGGAAGACCTCGGGGCCCTCCTCGTCGAACAGGGCGATGAGGTTCGCGGTCCGCTGCTCCTCGGCGAGGGCGATCGTCGCAAGAGCCTGCGCCTTCGCGATCGACTGGTTGGCGTCGTAGTCGTGGCCCCGAAGCTGGTGCTGATGCGCTTCCTCGAGGGCAGCGCGGGCCTCTGCGGCGCTCACGCGACGACCGTCCCGTCCTCGATCGTGAAGCCGACCGACCGAGACTCGTCGACCCGGGAGATCCACACCTGGTACGACTTCTCCGCGGCGAGCTGCTCGACGATCGCGAGCGAATCGGAGTCGAGGGACTCGCCGCCGTCGATGCGCATGACGCGGATCGTCGGGTCGCCGGCCATCGCGAGGGCGGTCGAGACTCGCACCTGCTCGGCGGTGGACGCCTGCGAGAACGGGATGCCGTTGAGCGTCACGCCGTCGGCGTCGAAGCCGAGCCCGGGGACGGGCAGCTTCGCGGCAGCGATGCCGTCGGCCTTCTGCCGGTCGATCTCCTCGAGGCGGAGCGTGTGCTGCGCCTGCTCCCGCTTCCGGTCGGACAGCTCCTCGGCGAGGGCGGCGCGGTCGCGCTGCTGCCGGACCCGCTCGTTCACCTTGTCGAGCTCGGCGAGCTGATCGAGGAACGGCTGCGGGTCGTCCCGGTCGCCGAGCGCCCGAGCCGCCGCGACCGTCTCCGTCGCGCGGGTGGTCGCAGCCGTGAGGGCGTTCTGCGCGGCGACGAGCGCGTCGGCCGCCCGTTCTCGGTCGGCACGCGCCTGCCGTGCGGTCTCGATCGCCGTGTCGATCGCGCGGTTCTGCCGCGACACGGCCTCGACCGTCGCGAGCAGGTCCGCGGCGGACACCTCCTCGGCGGGGACCGTCGGGTCCGGCGCCGGGTAGCTGCCGAGCTGCCCCTCGAGGCGGGTGACGGCCCGGCCGACCTCGGTGCGGCGGTCGTAGACGCCCTTCCGCTCGGCGTCCAGCTTCACGGGGTCGAACCCGAGCGAGTCGCCGAGGGCGTCGATGAGCGTCGCGAGCTGCTTCTTCGCGTCCATGCGGGTGAACGCGAGCGGGTCGAGCGTGATCGAGCCAAGCATCCCGTCGAGGAGCTTCTGCGGCGACGAGAAGCGCGCGTGGTCGGACGACTCGACGGTGAGGGTGCCGGCGTCGTCCTTCGTCCACCGGCGGGTGGCGACGTAGGCGACGGTGCCGTGCTCGTCGCCGATCTCGAGCCGGGCGACCGCGGTGTCCTGGCCGTCGCGGATCGGCTGCACCGTCTCGCGGGCAGCGGCGCCGCCCTTGAGCACGGCGTAGATCGCGTCGAGGATGGACGTCTTGCCCTGCGCGTTCCGGCCGCCGATGAGGACGACGTCGCCGTCCGGTCTGATCTCGACCGCGGTGAGGCGCTTGTAGTTCTCGACGTTCAGCGCGAGGACTCGCAGTGGTGCGGGGTTCGGGTTGGTCACGATGTTCTCCTTGAGGGGATGGCTGATGACGCGCTCCCGGAGTGGGGCGCGGAGAGGCGCTGCGGTGGTCAGTCGCAGTCGGTCGGGTCGTCGAGCTCGGCGGCCCTGGCGATGGCCTTGCCGTCGCGGTCGTCGTCGAGCGGGCTCGATGAGGTGGGCCAGCAGACAGGGCAGGCGCAGCAGACGCCGTGCGCCCTGGTCACTCGTCGGCCGGCTCGGCGTTGATGACGGAGTGGAGGCGGAGGAGGGCGGCGACGAACAGGACGACGACGGCCCAGGCGAGCGCGGCCCAGACGACCGAGTACCGGTCGGCGGCGGACGCGAACAGCGCGGCGACGAACGAGAGGGCGACGAGCGCCAGCACGGCCCTCACGACGCCACCGGGAGCCCGAGCATCGCGAGCACCTGCGCGGCCTGCTCACCGCACCGCGCCTTCACGGTGGCGGTGACGCTGGCCCGCGCGGCGGCCGAGGCCGGGACGATCGCTCGGTCCAGTTCGGTGCGGAGGTCCGCTGGCTTCCGCGCGCTCAGGGTGCCGGTGTGCGAGCGGTGGGCGACGAGGGTGCTCATGCTGCGCTCGGCTTCTCGGTCGGGAGGTGGCGCAGCCAGTTGACGGCGTCCTCGATGAACACGATCGGCTTGCGGCCGGCGGTCGTCGGGTATCTCACCGTCAGGGCACCGGCGTCGATGTTCCTCCGGATGGTGTCCTCGGACACCTCCACGAGGGTCGCGAACGTCGGTACGGCGTACGCGAGCTTCTCGAACTTCACGTAGTCCGAGAGCTGGGGGAGCTCGACGGCAGGGGCGTCGTCGATGGTGGTCTGGGTCATGCGGTGGCTCCGTAGAGGTCAGACGGCCCGAGACGCAGGACGCCGCCGACCCGCACGATCTCGGCCATCGTCAGATCACCCGTGCGCAGGTGGTCTTCGAGGTCCGAGACGGGCAGGCCGGCGGCGAGAGCGACGGTGGCCGTGTCGGTGCCACGGGAGACGATGGCGTCAGCGATGCGCTGAGCCGGGTCCGTGGCGGGGAGTCTTCTTGTCACATGTGGCAAGTTACCCGTCACTTCTGACTTGTGCAAGCCGATTCGACTACTTTTTTGTCAGATGTGGCAGTTTCCGCCGCTACTCTGGTGTCGTGCCCCAGCCCTCGGACTTCATCAACCAGGCCCTCGCGGCCGTCCTGCGGGGCGCGTACGCGAAGCAGCGCCTCAACCGCGAGCAGATCGCGGAGCGCTCCGGCATCAGCCTGTCGACGATCCAGCGGTACATGAACGGGAAGGTCGACATCCCGTCGAAGTCGTTCCAGCGTGTCGCCGAGGCGATCGGCGTCCCCGCTGACGTGCTGTACGCCGAGGCGCTCCGAGACGCTGAGCGAATGTCGGTGGAGGCCACGCACAATGTGACCGACCTGCGCACCTGGAGCGCGGACCAGCTCGAGACGACAACCGAGGCGCGCGCGGCCAACCCCCGCGACCCGGAGTCCGACACCGACGAGAGCGACTGACCAGACTGGGGGAACGAGTGGGACGGTACGACCCCTACGAGCACGCAGCGCAGCTAGGGATCGACGTCATCCACCGCCCCATCCGATCCGCGAACGGCTTCTGGTACCCGGACCACAACCTCATCGTCATCAGGTCCGGCATGCGTGCCGTGCACGACCGGTCGGCCCTCGCTCACGAGATCGGACACGCCGACCTCGGCCACCGCGACGACCGACCGAAGCACGAGGTGCAAGCCGATCGGTACGCCGCGCTCCACCTCATCGACGACGAGGAGGCGGCGGAAATCTGCGCGTGGACGCAGGACCCGGCGAAGATCGCCGCGGAGCTAGGCGTGAGCGGAAAGCTCTGGCGCGTCTGGTGGAACGTCCGTCGTCAGGCGGGCGGAGATGCGGGAGAGAGCGTCGCCTAGGAGCGTGTGGTTCCCCCGGCTCAGGTAGCCGCGCATCGCCGAGAGCGTCGACTGCCCGAGGATCTCCATGATGACCGGCTCGGCGACGCCGGCTTGCAGCAGAAGGTCCGCGGTCGTGTGGCGCGCGTCGTGGAGCCGAGCGTCGCGGACGCCGACGTCGGCGAGGAGCTGGTGCCAGGCGTAGTTGTCCTTCGCCGGGTCGATGGGTGCCCCGTCGAGCGGGCGCGGCGTCTCGACGTACGGGTCCCGCTTCGGCGGGGCCGTCCACACGAGACCGTGCGGGTTCGGCTCGGACGCCGCGACCTCGAGCCGCCGCTCGATGATCGACCGCAGCGGCTCGACGAGGGGGATCGTCCGCCAGCCGGCGGCTGACTTCGGGCGGGTGAACCAGAGGCCGCCGCTGATGTGGCGGACCTCGTGGTCGGCGGGTGCGCGGAGGTACCGGTCCGGGCAGTCGGTCCCGCGGATGCGACCGCAGCGCGGTCGGCGGGGCTCCGGCGGGTTGCAGCCGTGCGACCAGGTGAGTCGCTGGAGCTGCCAGGAGATGTCGAGCCGGTCGGCGGTGACTCGGTCGAGTTCGAGGCCCAGGCACTCGCCCTGGCGGGCGCCGGTGAGGAGAGCCATCGCCCAGCGCGAGCCCATGCGGACGCTGTCCTTCGACGCGTGGTCGAGGATGCGGATGCCGGCGGCAGCGTCGAGGGTCACGAGCGACACGCGGCCTCGGCGGGGCGCGTCGACGAGCGTGGTGACGTTCCGCGTCACGCGCCCCTCTCGCTCGGCGTCGCGGAGCGCGGTCGCGAGGACCCGGTGCGCCTGCAGCGCGGTCGATGGAGCTCGGCCCTTCGCCGTGATCGCGTCGCGCAGCCGCCGCACGTGGGCGGGCTCGAGCTTGTCGAGCCGGACGCCCCCGATCGCGGGGATGATGTGCTGCACGATGAGCGACTGGTACGTCGCCGCGGTCTTCGGCCGGACGCGCTCGACTGCGATCTGCTCGAACCAGATGTGGAGCCACGCCTCGAGCGTCATCGATGCCGTCGGCAGGTCACCGGTCCGCTCGAGGTCGCGCTGCAGGGCCCGGAGCTTCCTGAGCACCGTGGCCTTGTCCTTCGACCGGACGACCTTCCGGCGCCGCTTCCCGTCCCGTGCGGGGAGCTCGACGCTCGCCGTCCAGTACTCGAGGGGGAGTGCCTTGTCGGCGGGGACGCGGTAGACGGCGCCCTCGCCCTTGCCGCGGGTGCGGTTCGTCAC